GTATATTAGCATTTAAATAAGCCATAGTACATTATTTTATTTCTCCCCAATTAGGACCAGACTCGTAGTCTACTTTATTTGGCACTTCTAAGTCAACCGCATTTTCCATAATATCTTTTATTTTTTTTGCTTGACTTTCTGATTCTATAGAAAAGTCTAATTCATCATGTATTTGTATATGACCTATCAAACCTTCTTTATATAAATCAACCATTGCTTTCTTAGTCATATCTGCTGCACTACCTTGAATTAATTTATTTAATGCTTTGTATGTAAAAGCTCTACGTGTTGGATTCTTATGCCAATAGTTTTTCTTTGGCTCACCATCTTTGTCTTTAATAATATTACCTTCAAAATCTTTTAACACTGGTCCCATATCTTGTAGTTCTTTCATACGTTCTTCATCTTCTGGTGGTATATATTTACCCCAGTCACTACCATTTAATATAGGTTCATACTTTGGAAACCTACAACGTCTACCAAGTAATGTTTTTATTTGACCTTTGTTTAATGCTGCGTTCATAACCTTATTCATCAACTGTTTTACAAATGGTGCTTTACCATGATACTTTTTAAATAGTTCATCAGCTTTCTCTTTTGTTAAATCTAATTCATTCATCAACTTACCTTTACCCATACCATAGAATAAACCTAAGTTAATTGTTTTTGCTTGTGATCTAGGTATCTCCGCCATCTCTGCTACAATCTTGTGAAAGTCTGTTGAAGGATCATTTTCATATGAATCTGCAATATCATTTACAGAAGGTAATTCAAATTTTAATGAATAGTGTGCAACTAATCTTGGTTCCTGTTGCGAGTAGTCAAAAGTGCCCCACTTGCAACCTTCTTCAGGTATAAATAAACTTCTTATTAATGGTCCTGTTTCCGGATCCCTGGCGGGTATCTGCTGTAAGTTTGGATTATGATAACTAAATCTTCCTGTAACTGTACCACCATCATCAGATCGTATTTGATTTATATCTGCATGGATTCTACCGTTATGTTCGTGTTTAATAATAGAATCAATAAATGTAGTCCTAACCTTGTTTATTTTTCTAGCTTCTGCTATAGTCTGTACTAAAGGATGTGGATGATTAGCTAAAAATCCTTTTGTAAAAGAAGGTTCACCTGTAGGAGTTCTAGAGTATGTTAAATTTAATTTATCGAAAAGTGAAGCAATCGTTCTTGCTGCCATTAACTGAATATCTACTCCTGTTTGTGCTTTTATTGATGCTATTAGGTCTAGCTCTCTTGTTTCCAATTCTGTTTTTAATTGATGCGCTCTTGTCACGTCTACCCTCACCCCTAGGAAACGCATATCAACCAAACAAGGAAACAGATCTGTCTCAAGATTAAATACATTTTGTAAATCATCTTCAATAATTATTTTTTTAAACTTCTGCCAAAGTTCTAAAGTAAGTTCAGCATCTGCTTCAGCATAAGATCCAACTTCCATAGCAGGTAATCTCCACATATCAGCTTTTGCATCGAGTCCTCTTTCTTTTGCAGCTTCTACTAATCTTGATTCGTTCTTACCTTTGTTTAGATAAGTCCAGGACATAGTATTTAAAGTATAAGAGAATCTATTTTCATCTATAAGACTAGCTGCAATCATAGTATCTACTATTAAACCATTGATTTTTATACCTAAATTACGTATCCAACATACGTCATACATTGCGTTATGAAATATTTTTGTAGCAGGTGATTCACATACATCGGTGAACCAAGATAAAACTTTTTTACGATCTTCGTTTGGACCAATCTCATGAGCAATAGGGAAGTAACCTTTCCAACCATCAACAGCAACAGCTATACCTACAACTTCACCATTACCTATAATGGCTCCTGAACCCAGTTTCTTTAAGTCTGGATCACGTGTCTCTAAGTCAATTGCAATTTCACTTGCTGATCTTAGATCAGGATACTCTGTAGGTGCTAACCATTCTGTTTGTGGTATGATCATTTCTTTTTAAGATCTTTCATTGTTTTAATTTCTAATTCACAATAATGAATTATTTTTTCTAAGTCTTGTATTCCCGCCTTGTTCTTGTAGCGACAAACATACTTTATAACATTTCCCTGAAAAAAGGAAAGGTCATTCTTTGAAATAAACTCATAAGGTTGAATGTGAAAGTCTTTATAGTGACTCCCACCTATCTGCTTATCTTGTGGAAATGAATCTTTAAATATATCTTTGTGTGTCATTTTAATACCTCCATTATGTTGATGACAAAAAATGTTAATGCGATTGTTATAAATATATCTGATGTAATTATTCTCATAGTTGATATCCTGTTCGTTGTATTTTTGCTTTTAGTTTGTATAGGTTATTTCTTGCTCTTGTGGTTCCTACATACCAGACTCTATGTTCTTCATCATTTTTCTCTTGACTACGTTTAATAGATTTAAGAATTTTCTTTCCCATATCTAAACATAAAATTACGTTATCTTCTTCTCCACCTTTTGCTGCGTGTATTGTGGATAGCCATATTCTAGCATCAGTATTTAAATTCTCTCCATTGTCTAACATATTTTTTATATACAATTTTTCTTTTTCATCAGCTTCAACAAATGCATCAAACCAATCTTTGTTTCGATTCCATTCAACATCACCTGTGTATTCTTTTATATCTTTTATAATTCTATCTTCTAATTCCTGATGCCTGGTCCAAGACTCGTATTGCATTGCAGCTCGATACATAGTTACTGAAAAACTTTTACCTTTATTAGTTTCATAAAATAAATCTTTACGTTTTAATTCTTCAGCTATTTTTACTTGTCTAGATATAGTTCTACTTAAAATTAACCACTTACCTTTAGTCAAATCTACTTGACTCAGGTTACCTATGGTAAATGATTCTCCCTCGTAATCTCGTGGTAAATAGTGTTTTTCCTTCCTTATACCCATAATCTTCTCAATTGGCTTCTGAGACTCCTCCTGGACGGTTCTAGACACACGTTTTGAGTACTTTAAGACTCTTTCTTTAGCCGGTTCCTTGATAAATCTCTCTACATCTGCACCAGCCCATACGAATATAGCCTGGTCATCATCACCTGCTAAATAAATATCTTCTGATTTTTCTTTAAACACATCAAATAGTTTCCATTGTAATGGTGACAGATCCTGTGCTTCATCAATAAATACTGCTTTGAATGTAGGAAAGTTTTCTTTGTCTTTAGATTTAATTGTAAGATCTACCAGATCATTGAAGTCATATAGATTCTTAGCATCTTTATATTTAATTAAATTATCACTTATATATTTTAGAGTTGACCATACTATTTCTTTTGTATCATGTTCCCATAGTTCGTATTCTTCTCTAACAGTAATACATTTATTTACTGCTTTATGTATCAATTGAAAATAAGGATTGTCACAAGTTAAATAACTTATTTCTTCTTTGTTATATTTGTCTGCGTATTTTACTTTTACATTTATTTCTTTACCAAACTTTTCATAATGATATGGCTGCATGATATCTTCTTTCTTCATATCTAAAAAATTAAAACAAAAAGAATGTAGTGTTTGAAAGTATGGAAGATTCTTTTCACTTGCAGGCATTCTTTCTTTTGCAACACCTGCCGCTTTCTTACTAAATGCAAAGTAACCTATCTTGTGAAGTGGGGTTCCTAGTCTTGCGTATGCTTTTGATCTACTTATAAGTTTAAATGTCTTACCGGTTCCTGGTGGACCATAGTATTTATAAATCATACTATGTCTTCTTCACTTTCAAACTGATGTTGTTCATTAACTTCTTCTTCACTTTCAAAATACTTTAATGGTATTCGTAAAGTTTTTAGTGGTGGATACTGTTTGTTGTCAGAATCTTTTCCAGGAAATTTTTTACTGTGATCAAACTTAGCTTGTTCTTCTGGTTTTTTACTAGGAAACAATGCTTTAATCATTAGTGACGTTTTAGCTGATGATTCTTTCCATTCATATGTTTTTAAATCATCATAGAATGCACTGTATAAAAAGTATGCATACTCATCATCTAACAATGGTCTACCACTTTTGAAAGAATTATATTTCTTAGCTTGTGGATCGTTTATGTATCTATGTATATGTGCTTTTAATATATCAGATGGATTAGTTCCCTCTGCAGGTTCTAATACTTCTATCTTAGATTTTTCAAATAAATTTTTTAGTATTTTATAAAAGTCATTACCTTTTATTGTTGGTGGTACTATGTGTACTTGTTCCATTAATAATGCTCTCAATTCTTTTTGGCTTTCTATTCTATGCACATTCTTTGCGTGCACTTGTTTTGTTTGTCCTTCTTCATTCTCAACAGTAAAATACCATTCAGGTGTAGGTTTTATATTTAGTTTTTGTAATGCTGATAACGCTGGCCATACCGGTTTATTATCTGATATAATCCCAAACTTTCTTTTAACACATACAGACTTTACACACACCGGTGCTAGTAATGGATCATTACAAGTATGACCTTTAGTATCTTTACTCCAATTTTTAATCTTTTGATTCACATGTATATCTGTCCAGTTATTATCAAACTCAAAATATTTTCTTGCAGCTTCTATTACTTTGTCTTGCCATTTGTCTGGATACTTTTTCTTAGCAAACACCATATAGTTATATAAGAATCTATCTCTACCATCTTTCATTAGTTGTTTTGTTAGTATACCTAAACATGGTGGACCATCTACAAACTCTTCTCCACCACCAGATAGTTCATCTTCTACAATTCTTTTTTGTATATCTTTTAGTTGATCTTCTGTTTGTGCATTTGCTGCAACAACTTTTAAGAACATATCAATTTGCATTTCTTCACCATTTGGAAGTAATGCTTTTCTAGAAATACTATTATAAGGTAAGTTTATAAAATTACCATTAGTCTTCTCACCATCAGCATTTTCACCTAGTGAAGTTTGTTTTGGAAATATTTCTGTATTGATTGGTAGTTTAAATAAAAATAAAACCTGTTCTAAAAAGTCTCTTATCGCTTTTGCTTTTACATACTCAGTGGTGAACACATATAAATGTAGTCCACCACTCTTCGATAGGACAGGTATTATCGGAAGCTTTTTTTCTTGTATGATGTCTAGATAAAATTTTCTATCTATTGGATATTTATCAACATCAATTGCACCAAACCTAGCTTTACCTTCATCAGTACATGGTTGTATACCAATAGATTTAACACCAGATAAGTGATCTAAATAATCTTGTTCAACAACAGGTATTGAGGACCATTCGTGTGGATACCTTTTCTTACCTGTTTCTCCATCTACAAAACCTTCAGTAGTCTTGCAAACTCCGTAGTTTCTTTTCAATCCTGAAAAGTATTTTATATATTCCTTCATTTATTTCTGTCCTATTAATTTCTTTAAAACGTTCCCAGTCTCCCGGGAACGTTTTCGGCTTGCAGGCCTTTCCCGAAAGGGAATTAGATAATGTCTTTAGTATTTTTGTTTTCAACTTTATCATACTTTGGTTTAGCAGAACCTTTAGAAACTTCTTTCTGTAGATTCTGTGCCATAGTGTAAGCTTCAGCATCCATACCTGTAGATACATCTAACATTTTTACTAATGACGGTTTGTACACATGCCAGCTTTTATCTCCCCAGTTTTTTCCAACTGTTTTTAAGTTGAACACTGCAGAGTATGCTGCCGGTTGAAATGTACCTTGTGAATCTGTCATTCTCAAGTTAGCAATCAAGT